AAAGGGGTGGAGTGTCCATCCTGCCATGAAAAAGGAGAATTTCGCCAAGTATATGTTGGAAATGATGATAAGGGTTGGCAAGAAACAGGTGAGTGGGAGTGCGATAGTTGTGATTATCAAGATATAGAACCAAAAGAAATAAAGAAAAGTAATAGACCAAAGTATTTTAATAAGCTACCACTTGAAGTTCGAATGGCTAGAGCTAATATAGAATTGAGTAATGAAGTAAAAAATGAACCAGTTATACATCAACATCATGAACCTACATTTAGAGAAATACAAGAAGATAAAATTAAATTAAATAAT